AATGGTCATGTCTTCATCATCATAATCAATTTTATGAAACATGCGATTTGGATTTTCAACCTTCACCATTTCGCGAGTCTCAGTATCGAATACATGGAACCCTCTGCTCCCACCATAATCGGACCAAGTCATTTCATATGGAGCACCCAGATATTCTAGGTTCTGGTAGCGAGATGGGTGATGAAAGTGACCAGAGTAAACATTTTCAAAGCCTTTAAAGAGTCCAACATCAAGACCATGAGAACACACCGAGCCTTTCATCATTTCAAAGCCCTTCATTTCCAAATGAGCCATTACAACATCTGCATCAGAATTTGCAATGACATCGAAATTGTATTCAGAATTTTCTTTGCTAATCCACGGCAACATCAGAAACTTGGTAGACCCTAGCTGAAGATGTTGGGCCTTATCTTCATAGAGGTTGAACGATGGGTATTCTGAGAGCAAGAGCTTCATTGAATTTACATCATTCGTGTTTGTATAATAGGTGTCGTGGTTGCCAATCAACGCATGAAAGTCAATATTTCTTTTTGCCAATTCATCGAATAAGAATTCTCTGCCTCGCTTGAGGCTCAAATAATTCACATACTTTCGACGATCGAACGTATCACCAAGATCAAACACAGTGGTAATGCCATGTTCATCTAGGTAAGGGAAGAAAACTTCCAAAAAGAATTTACGCTGAAAGTCAGCAAAGATTCTACTGTCACCACGGGCACCAATGTGAATGTCTGTGACTATTGCAATTTTCATTTACGATCCTTTAATCCGAAATCGATATATTTGTACCAGACTCTTTCGTGTCCGTAGTATAATATCATTTTTGTTACCACCTCAAAACCGGCAATCATTCCAGCCCAATCCAACTGACCGGTGATTAACCATGCTAGAAGAAATGTATCGGTCGTCGCTACTATTCTCCAGGTGAGTGTTTTTGCTAGGTGTCGAGACGCACTTACTGTCTTTTCCATAGCTGTCTACTTTTTAATTTTGGCTTCGAAGTCTTTGATGAATTCTGCGATGTATTCGGGTGGGTCACTCAATTGAACTTGAACATCACTGGAATCCATAATCTCAGCCTCGGTCATCATAGCCTGGGAAGACTTAAACCGAATGTACATTTGCTTCTTTTCTTTTTGAATACGTCTCAAAAATGCGAACCAAATTATCTGGGTAAAATATGCAAAGGGGTTCTGAGATTTTTCTGGGTTGAAATTGTGAATGTACTGAATACAGTTCTCAATTCCGTCAGAAATCATATCGTCCTTATATGAGTAGCCAGAGAAGTTTGGTTTGGTAGCCAAACGCGTTGCAATAAGAAAAATGCACTCGCCGATATACTCTGGAATTTTTGGGTTGGGTTCACCCGATTCTTCAGCATCTTTACAAGCCTGCCCATAGTTAATCAGAGCCTCTAGTAAACTCTTATTATTCACATAGTTTTTAGCCATTACAACCTCCAAACAAATATTAAATTAAGAGTGCCATTTTATACCATTTCTGGTTAAAAGTCAACCATTAATTGTGTTATATGTCGATTGTGTAGATTTTGAACTTGAATTGTTCGCTAGAATAGATGTCGATACGTTGTCTAAAATGCTTTAACGTGTAATTCTCAAATGAACCCACACTCAAATCGTCGGTGATATCATACAAGGTTGCCTTGTCTGATCCATTACCTTTTCGTAGTGTTCTACCAATACTCTGCAGAACCTTGATTTCTGATTTACTGCTCGATGCAAAGATTACGTTATCAAGCCGACGCAAATTAACCCCAGTAGAAAATACTCCATAAGAGGCCAAAATGTCGTGTTTTTTATCAGGGTCATTTTCAACCAGATGTCGAATTCTTTCACGTTCGTCTCCTTTTGTCTTACCATAAATGAAATGTAATTCTCTGCCTTCCTTTCTTAAAAGAGGCTCAAGAATCTTACCATGTTTTTCAACAAGATCAAACAGAATTAAGTTATTCTGACCTTCCAGACTGTGTACAAGATTGCGTATAAAATTATTACGTCTTTCGTGATTAACTATAAACTCTCTTTCAGCCGGATACTTTCGACTGTTGTCTTTAATCTTTCTCAAAGCATCTTTGAATTGTTTTCTGCCATCATTCGAGTGAGATAACACGATTGCCTTAACCTCGAAATCTGCGACAGTACCTTCTGCCATGAGATCCTTAGTAGCGACATATCTTTTCACCTCACCAAAACAACCCTCTAATACCATCTGGTGAGTTTTACTTTCAGCCGTTTTAAGTGTGCCAGTAAACCCATGTCGATACTCACAATCGGTTAACTTTTCCATAATTGTGGTGAGAGATTTTGCTTGGAATGTGTGAGCCTCGTCACCCAATACTACCCTGAATTGGTCGAACCAGGCTTTTGGTTGTTTTACAATTGATTGCCAGGTACTGATTACAATGGGTGATTTTGTATTCTTATCAATACCGCCTTGTATACGATAGATAAGACTCTCGTCACAGCCATAGTCCATAAAGTCACCAGCCATCTGATGTACCAAAGAAATGGTGGGCACGATAATTAAGGTACGATGACCAAATGTCTGATAATAGTGTTGCTGTATCAGATAGATTATTAAAGACTTACCAGATGATGTCGGTGATAAAGATAGAGATCTGCGTTTACGCAATGCGTTAAGTACATATTGTGCTTGATAATCTCTCGGTACAAACTTACAGTTGATTTCTTTAGCGAGCTCAGAAACATAATCTTCCTCAAAGTCCTCATCTAGCCCAATCTCGTCGGGCACATTTAAATGATAATCTCTCGCCTCACAAAATTCTTTGAGTTTTGGAAAGAGCCCAACGAAAAGAGTAGGTCGCATTGGTTGATACAAACGAATCGTACCATCCCATACACGTGCTTTTACCTTTGGATTAAATTGCCACCCATCTGGTTTGAATGAGAAATATTCAGAGATTTCTTGTCGAATACCAGGATCAGCCGTAACTTTCATGTGAACCGAGTTGATATATTCGACGTTGACCACGTCACCCATGATTTAGATAAACCTTTCATTGCCGTTTTACCTATTTATATTTCTTTGAGAAATAGGAACGGAGCAGAAAGATTCGTACATATGCTATTAGGGTAAACCCAATGGTGGTCATAATGCTAATTTTCACGGGGTCGAGAATCTGCCAAAGTTCTATAAAGGTATACAGCATTAAAAGATTCAGTGGGTAGTTAATGATAATGCCGGTAGCTACTTGTGTCAATGTCTCCTTGTGCAATCGTTTGGTTTCTAATTTCATTAATAGTCACCAGACTGGAATTTCATCACATCCAGCATATTCTTAATAATGAAATTACGAGAGTGAATCATTTTAATAATGTCTTCGTAGAAAGAGGCCCGAGCTGTATGATAATCAATTTTGAGGCTGTGGTTAATAATGTCTTTATCAGCCTGAATGTATTTGTCGAGATCGTTGCGAAGAACCTTTTTCTGGTAAGGTCTCCAGCCACGTTCTCTCAGATCCTCTTCAGCCATAGAACCATCATAGTATTCTCTCTTATCATGCTCAAGCTCTTTGTATTCAGCCTTAAGCTTCTTAATGCGCAACACTTCCTTGAAATACATGTTATAATATTTGCTGTGCAATTTGGGAATCTTACGACTCTCTGAAACCAAATCAGTTTCATCAATGGGTGCATCTTGTGACCACATTTCACTTATATCTTCAGTACTCATACTATACTCCTAGTGCCAATCTTTATCCAGTTGCCGGTGGGGTCCATAAATCCACGTGATCAGTGAATATCGAACGCCTTCAGTAACTGGTGTCACCCTATGACTTATATTAGATGGAAATAACATCACAGAACCTAGATGTGAAAATGGCTCTGTGCTACATTTTTTAACCTGCAACTGACCACCTTCGTAGGTATCTGGCTCGGATAGTTGAACCACCAAGGTCAATTTTCTTTGGGGATCACCCTCCAGTATATCAGAGTGCCAGACAAATTTCCCACCTGGTCTGTATCGCAGAAGAACCACTTCGCCGGTGTGGGTAATATCCATACCATCGTTGTGTTCTTGAGCTAATTCAAACAGCGTATCCCTTAACGACTGATCATCAACATCGTAACAATCAACTTGACGTGCATCGGGCATATATCGAGTAGGCTGACCAGGTTCAACTTGGACATGCCCTTTATAGTAACTCTCAGGCAAGGTCAAAATTTTGTTGACGAAATCTTCATCAAAGTGTTTATAAAGAATCACAGGTTTCATAATAAAAGGATTATATCAGGTTTGAAGCTGTTTGTCAACCAGAAATTGAATTGACCTTAAAATCATCATACCTAAATGTCACAGTGGCCTTGGGATATGTAATATCGGCCTGTGTGATATCGAGGTCAATAGAGCTCATACCTGTGGGAAAGGCATTGGTGAAGACAAATTCTTTATTGGGGTTTTTATGGCTATTCTGAATCAATACACGAATGTCACTTACCAAACCGGCCGATGAAGCCTTGACAGCCTTGAATTGGTCTGTCGAGTCTGGTGTACCAAGGCCTTCCATCCAACCCAAAACCTCGAGATAATTTTGCATATCTTCATCAATGACAAAGCTCAGATCCAGATCACCATATGACAATCGATCACCTGTGGCGTATAGTGCCTTCAGTGGGTTTGCTACCTCAACTGGAGAGGATGAGATATCTGGTATTGTAAGAGTCTGGGTGAAGAACTCTACGTTCGGCAATCGCTCAATTGATATTGTAAATGAGGCCGGTGATAAGTAATTAGTAATCATTTTTGATTCCGTAATTCGTCTAAGTCAGAAATAAACTGATTCTTTGGAGTCTCTCTACTCCAGAATTTGTAGTCCTTTTGAGCCTGACCAATTTCTTTCTTGAGTTCTTTGACCATCTCGTCAGTTAGGCTCATGATATTTATACGTAGCAGGCGATCGACCTGATCCTTCGTCGCATCAGTGACATCAAGAATTTGTTTTGCCACTTCAGCCTTCTTTTTGTTCTTAAAGATAATTTTATCATCAAGTACAGCCTGAATAAATTGCATCTTTACGTTTAACCAGCCACCGAGTTCTCGAGCACGTTCTTGTTCAAGCTCAATTCTCTTTTGAAGAACACCCAACCGATAATCGCAGAAGTCTTTGATCAGTTCTCTTGCGTCATCATATTCACGAAGACGACCATTGAAATCAATTACAGTCAGATTCTCAACGAATGATTTGCTCAGTTTGAATTTAGAAACAATCTTTGCGTCATTCCATTTGGCAGAGGTGACCTGTTTTAATTTCACTTCAAAGCGAAAACCATTCTTGTCACAGAGATCGTCATAACTAACAATGTCACCTTCTTCCTCAAGCTTGTCGAGAACCTTGACGTAGCCCTCTCGGTCGAAACCATAAGGGACCTCAGTGATTGTCATCATGGTCTTTGACGTCTTCTCGTAAGTGCCGGATGCAATCCACTTGTTGGGTGACTCGGGGTCAGCCTTCACATCACCCGAGAACTCTGGAAATTTGATTTTGGGCTGTCGTGATACCTTGCCCTTGGTAATGTACTCTTCGCACTTACGCAGAAGATCAGCAGGATCCCGAGGTAAGATGTTTGTAGCAAATCCAGTAGCAATACCTTTTGTCCCATTTGCCAAGACCAGTGGGATCGTGGGTAGATAGAACGCAGGGGGTTCGTGTTCAGGATCTTCATGCTTTGGTGACAATGCAAGGTCAGTCACATAACGATCAAAGTTCTCGTGGAGTCGAGTATAGACATATCGAGCAGCACCAGCCTCCTGTACCAGTCGCGTACCAAACGAACCTCGGCCTTCAATGAGACAGATGTTGTTATTCCAATTTGCTGCCATCAATTGACCGGCACCGGCTGCCGATGTCTCACCATGGTTATAGCCGTAATCAGAAATGATACCAGACACAGCCGAGACCTTCTTGTAATCTCGTTTGGAGTTGAGAATTGATGAGTAGAGATAGAACCTTTGCACAGGTTTCATCCCATCAATCATGTTGGGTATTGCTCGAGCCTCTACAGTATATTTTGCAAAGGACAACCATTCATTCTTGGCAACTGCCGAGATTGGATAATCATAAGTCACTGACGAATCACTTGTAAATGTAGTCAAATCAACCATTGAACATAAACTCCTTTCGGGGTGCAGAATCACTACCAAACATCATTTGGAATATTGAAGCGTCATCAACTGACACAGTATCATAAACAGGTTCATTAATAATTTCGCTGTATTCGTCTTCAGTCAACGAACCCAGACCTTTGATATACCGATGTTTCCAATCAGCATTTTTGGTCTTAAACTCGGATGCGTCTTCATAGTTATAGAACCATTTAACTTGATCTTTCTTTGACGATATCATAATAGGGGTACGAGTAATCATGACACGTCTTTCATGCAACAGTCGAGGCCAGAATTTGTAGAAGAACGCAATCAGCAATGGACTGATGTGACCAATACCATCATGGTCAGCATCGGTAAGGGTTGCAATACGTCGATACGTCATTTCATCAACACTGTCTGGGTTATTGATATCCAGCCCCAACACAGCAACCAATTCACTCAGTTCTTTGTTCTTCAGCACATTGGCTGGTGCCATATCCCATGTATTCATAATGACACCACGGAGTGGGTATGCACCAACCTTATTAGGATCTCGCACCTTCAATAAGAAACCCATGGCCGAATCACCCTCTACAATTTTGAGAGTCGCATCATCACGATTAGCTGAGATGTGTTTGGCGACCTTTGCCTTACGAAGTTTTTTCTGGGCAAGAGTTGCAGCACGTTTATCAGCAGCAATTTTCTTGGCCAATTGAGCCTCAATAATCGGGTCAATGATGGCACAGGTTCCCATGATCTTTCGTGCGAGAGTTTGAAAATCCTTAACCTCAGCCTTATCCATGTGTTCACGTACATTAGACATTGGGTTGGTGAGGCGTTCTTTGGTCTGGCTGTCAAACTTTGGATTCACAAAATTCCGAGCAAACTTGATAAAGGTCAAACCACCCTTGATGGTAGTCTTTGCAACTTCAACCTTGTGTTTACGTTTGATCATTGATACCAGTTCTTCAACGACACCATTGACAATGTAATCAACATACGTACCACCCTGTCGAGTGTTCACACCGTTGACATAACTGTTGGTTCGAAACCCATCCTCAGAAGGTGCGAAGAAAAATGACAAGTCTTGTGATTTCTCAACGACACATGATTCATCATAGAGGGCTGCATATTTCTTTAGATCAGATACCTTAACTCGTCTCTTATTAAAAGAGAATGCAATCTCAGGGAATGCCATTTGAAGACTGATCAGTCGATCCTCAATCAAGGCGACAGTGTCTAGTTCATCAAGACAATCAACCTCGAACAGATCGAAATCAGCAACGAACGTGACCTCGGTACCATTACCATCCCGAGATTTCTGGTCAACCTTGGTCACCTCAGCACCTCGTTGACACTTCACCTCAACAAGATTTCCATTCTGCCAGGTACGACCGATGAATTGTGTGGATAAGAAGTTGGTGGCAGCAGAACCGACACCATTGGTTCCTATCGTCACTCTTTCATCATCAAAAGAAGTACCAGCATTGACCTTAGTCCATGCAGCGACAGGACGCAGGATCTTTTTACCTGTCTGTTCATCAAACACTTCGTCTTGTGGGATACCTCGGCCGTTGTCGGTGACGATGACCTTATTACCATCTATAGATACATTAATCTTATTGGCAAATTTAAAGTTGGTTCGGATTGCCTCATCAATGGCGTTGTCTAGTATCTCGTCCACCATTTTCGATAGGGCTGGAACATAGGTCGCCTTAGACCATTGACCCAGCACAAAGCGTTCTATCTCCTCTTTAGAAGATGAACCCATATACATGCCGATACGCTCACGAACGTGTTGTCTTGCTGTGAGAATACGAAATTCTTCAGTTTCTTTCATTCAGTGCTCCATTTCAGATCTGTCATAGTATCAGGTCTAGCTCTGTCTGTCAACCATTTTTTTAAAATAATTTCATATTTTTCATATTTCATGCGACCATTATATCAGGCCAGAACACCGCTGTCAACACTTTTCTCGTCTTTTTAATGAAAACAATCACTTAGCAGGGGTATCTGAGGTACAATCTCACTTGATCATGCTACACAATTGATTTGTATAGGGTTCTAAAAATAGTTCAAAATAATTGAAAAAAAGTGTTGACAAGTGGCCGAAAACCAATTATAATCCTTTTATCACATGAAAAGATAGATGTCTTTAAACAACCTTTCAATTGGTTATATGTATATTCCAAAAAGATCTAAACATTTTTTCTCCAACGTGTTGACAAACCGTTCAGAACCAATTAAAATGTATCCATCAACTCAATGAAATAAGGTATGTAATATGTATGACGAAATAGATGATGTCCAAATCGCCATGAGAGAACTTGAATTGGCCGATCGTCGAGAGAAGAAGAAAAATGCAAAGGCTCTCAAGGCACTGACCAAGACCAGAAGTTCTGACTTTGTTCTTTATATAGACAGAGCCGAAGATTTTTCTTTCAGTGAGATCGGGCGAGAGGATCTCGTCCACCGTGAAGCGGAATATTAAGGTCAATATCGAATGGTTGAAGCGACTTTCTTCTTTGCCCTACTTATCTTTGTTTTCTTTATCGCAGTTTTTCTCGGTATCATTGCAAAGGTGGTTGAGGTCGCTTTCGACAACGCAGGTTTGATACTCCTGCTGTTTATTCTGTTTATATTAATTGTATGAGGTAATCACATGGATATATGGGTCTCAGGTCCTAATGGTGGTAATGTACCGATCACTCTCAATGCTATGGCAACAATGGCTGCAACGAGTTTTTGTAAACAACTGAAGATAAATCGGCTGAAGACATCGATCCAAATTCGCTTTCACAAAAATATTGTAGTAGAGCGTGGAACGAGTGCAGAAGGTCTCTGTGATTGTATAGATAAGAGGACATTCATTATTGACGTTGCTCTATATTCCAACTGGATGAGTATTCTTGCCCATGAGTTGGTTCACGTCAAACAGTTTGCTCGAGGTGAACTCAACCCGCAGTTGACCCATTGGAAAAAACGCAACTTCTCTAATGCAGAATACTGGGATCAACCATGGGAAAAAGAAGCCCGACGATTACAACTGAAACTGGTTGAAAGTTTCGAAAACGGTGAGTTCATATAAAACATTCCCGGCCCATAGCACAATCGGATAGTGCAACAGCCTTCTAAGCTGTAGGTTGTAGGTTCGAGTCCTACTGGGTCGGCCAATCTAATAATGAGGTAAATAATGGCTATTCAAATGATAGGCGACAACGTGCTAATTGCAGCTGTCCCAAAAGAAACAAAAGAAACAATGTCAGACGGTGGTATCATCTTGACAAGTGAACTCAAAAAGACAGCATCAGAGCCTGGTGTCGTCATTGCTGTTGGCCCTTCGGCTGGTATGATTCAGCAAGGTGACACAGTATATCTGTCTTGGGATAAATCAATGCCGGTGAAGATCAATGGCCAAGAAGCAGTGATCGTCTCTGCAGAACACGTCAAGGCCATTGTGTCGTGACCAAAGAACGCATTCCTTTGAAGGGTGGTGATGAGTATGATGTCCACACTGGCTGGAGAAAATTCCTCGCCCCCCACAATAGAATGATCAAGGCCGCGAAGCGATCTTACAACAAAAGGTTTAGGAAGCATGGAAAGGGACAAGCGCAATCCGGTAGCCAAGAACTTGAATAAGTTCAACAAACCTGCCACGCACAAGGATCGCAAGAAAGCGGCCTCGCGTGGTTATCGTAAGCACAGGCTCAAAAGTGACGAGCTTGAATAAATACACTTTTGGTCATTCGAAAAGAGGAATTGAGCATGACAAATAGACACAGTGAAATTCGAAGAGTACCTGCACCGCAGTGCGCATCTGGTGAGATGTTCGTAGTCGATTTGTACGAAGACAATAAGCTTGTGCAGACAAGAGAGTTACCCGAACATAATTATTATTATGCTCAAGATCTCTCAGAGAATTGGGACACAGGGCTGATACAACAACTAAATGGATAGTGATATGGAAAAGCTTTGGGAGCTTCTTGAGAAGCATGACTGGTACTACAACTACAGTGACGATCATCGTTACTATGTGAAAGGTAGCAACGAACGCAAAGCGATTCAAGCCATGTGCCAAGAAAATGGTGGCATGACACGACTATATGAGGATTACGCCCATTATGTCTTCAATAAAACAGAGAAGCCGGAGTTAAAAAATTATGGATAGTGTTAACAACAACAATGTGGTTGCTCTCAGTGATTCATATCGGGTCAATCCCGCAACCCAAGCAAATGTCGTGCAGACAGAGAAGTCTACACAGTCGACTTATAAGTCTGCCGATGGAAATTACCATATTCGCGAGGTGAATTATTCGTTCACTATGTACGATGTGAATGGTAAGGAATACACCTATTCGACCAGCCAGGTCATAGATCGAGCGACAGTATAATGCGTAAGGTCAGAATCACTTATACTCACCCAATGAAAGAGGGTGTCGAGCTGGAGACTGCTGGTGTCTTACCAGAAGAGTTGAATGGTGATGATGCGTCGTCCCATTTCGTCAAGCGTCATGATGGCATGGTCATTGATGTGCCCAAAGACAAGGTTATTGAAATATTTGAATTGAGTTAGAGTATGTTAAGTCGTAATGAATTTTTGAATGATTACCAGAAGGTAAAATACCCAGAGGTCAAAGAAGTCTCTGGCGATAAGCACATTGAGGGTGGTCCTACCATTCTACGCGCTCCCAAAACCCTAAGAGACTGTCGCTGTTGGCATTGTGATAGAATCAAGTGGCCTTTACTGTATAAGCTCTATGAGGACCCCAACGATTACCGGTGTTGGTTTGAGATACCCCGAAGCGGTTCGGTCACGATAAAAGAATCTCACCCAGAGCGAAAACACATTCAGAGATCGGATCCGGTCTATCAAGAGCTGGTGGCAAACTATAAACCACATGTTATCTTTACAGATCCGATTGACCGATTCACATCAACAGCCAATGCATATCTTGTAGAAGATGGACGTTATTGGACTACTGGCCAACATGCGTTTTTCTATAACGCTCGTGTCGATATCACATTCAAATCATATGAAGAACGCTGGGATCTATTCTTTAATAATTTAGATGTTTTGCATTCAGAGCATCAGGTACATCATTTCCACAATCAAGCTCTTTACGTCGATACAAAGGCGTTTAGTGAATTTCAATTTGCTTGGAAAAAAGATATCGGAAAGGTTTTTGATACTGAAAAGCACGATAATAAAACCAACTATAAAATTACAAGGGATATGTTTACCCCAAAGCAGATAGATTGGTTGACGAATTATTACAAATTAGATTACGAATTCATTCAGAAGTATGGGGCCTAATATGGATATGTTAGATGTAATTCTCTCTAGTATTTTGGTAGCGATAATGGTTGTAACCATGTGTGCTGTTATATTCGCTGGTGTGACTACATTCACACTGATAAAGAAAACGACAGACCAAGACGATAATAAAAAAGGATTATAAATGTCACAGCACCAAATGCTTCGAGTACTGATTAAAGATAAAGTGATTCCCATTAAGTTCAAGCAGATTGAATGGTGGAATTTGTTTGAAAGTAGACCAGAAACCTTTTTTGTTCCCGATGTGGTACAGGAACATGCCACAGCTAAGTGTCTGCTTCGTGGATTTTTATTTGAGGAAGTCACGCACATGCTAGTGCGACATATATGTGATAGAATACCCGGCAAGGATGTTGTTCATGCTGGGGCGTTCGTTGGCGATATGCTACCCTCGTTCTCTAAGGCAAACCCGGAAGGCAAGATCTTTGCATTTGAACCAGTCCACGAAAACTACTATGCTTGTCTGCTGACTACTAACCAGAATAAATTATCGAATGTCGTGCTTCACCATGCAGCTCTTTCGAATGAGATAGGTACATTTTGGGTCGACAGTCAAATGGTCATGCACACAGAAGATGTCCTAGGCAGTCTGGTTGATGGCAAAAATATTGCTGCTGGGGGTCAACTCACTAATGCGCATACAGTCGACATGTATAATATGGCAAATATTGTATGCATGCACATTGATGTGGAAGGACATGAGCAAAAGGTATTGGAAGGTTCTGAAGGTACTCTACAAAAATATAAGCCCATTGTGATGCTGGAAGATTATGGCGTGACGGAAGCAATTGAATTTATGGAAAAACAAAACTATCACAGAATAGGTGACATACCAAAAATCTCTGTGTGGGTACCAAAAGACATGCCACAATACATTGAAGTTCTTACAGAGTTTTTCAAGACCGAAAGGATGCAAAGAGAAGCTACTTTTTTTGAAATGGAGTAAACATGATTGAGAGAATGACAGGCTTTCCTCAGTGTAGGGTAGTCAATGTAAAAGAAGCTGCCGATCGTCGAGAATACATGGCAGGAGAATTTGCCAAATTGGGCATTACTGACTATGAGATTTATCAGTATGAACGCTGGGAAAATTCCGATGTGAAAGTGACTGGAGATCAAGCGGTATTAGATATGTTACCCCTTGGGGCTACTACTTCTCACCTACTTACAATCAAGCGTTGGTATGAAGAGTCCGACGAAGATATGGTTGCAATTTTTGAAGATGACGCCGATTTCGAAGTCACCAAGAAATGGCCTTTTCGATTCGATCAGCTACTTGAGAGATTCGGACCTCTATGGGATGGTATACAGCTTTGTGTGATGCACGAAGGTTGGGCTGTAATGTATCCTCGGCATCGAAATGGATTTGATCATGGTCTGCAATGTTATATTATCAAAAGACATTATGCCAAAAAGATCATCGATTACTACTTTACCGATGATAATACGATTCATTTTAAAATGCCCTTTATCATAAAACAAGGACCACCGGCTGATGGGCCTCGGTCTGGCACATATGAAAGATGGGAAGCTACCATTGAGAATACGGTCTTTGGTCTAGGTTACTTCTACATTTATCCAATCATCAACCACAACGTCCCGAGATTTCAGACGATAGATCCAGTTCGACGATCGCGAAAAGATCTCGAGCATGTAGCACAGAGATCCTATGATTACGTGAATAGCTGGTGGGAAAGAGTCGGGCAACATTCAACATTAGATCAATTATTTGATTATGAACATTGTTGCCCGAAAACTCAGAACTATGGCAATGTAATGCCTATAGGCTAAGTTATTTCTTTGAAGCGAATGCCTGTCCGCCGAAGAAAGCAGCAACGATTGCAGCTACTGACACGAAATAGGTTGCAGCCATGTCACCAAGGATTTTCGAAGCCTGATCCAGACCCACGAATGTAGCAAGTACCACAGCAAATGGATAGAGAAGCATACCGAACAAGGCAAACCATGCCATTGATCTCTGTGCATCTCTCATTGCATCTGCATCTTCAAGTTCTTTTCGCTTGAACTCTAAATACATTTGCTCTTCTACGTCAGTTACCTTACCATCACCGTTGGTGTCAGCTGGGTGGTACGTCTTATTTTCTTCTTCTGCCATTGAATAATTCCTTATAATTTTATTGATAAAACAATGAGTATAGCGATCAATAATATATTAGTCATCAAAATTTCCAATGCCAAAATTGTATGGTACCAAATCCACCGAGTCTTATAAGCGTTTTCGATGCTGACATCGGAAGGATCTGTATCGTCCTTCATGACATCTATCGTTTCTTTTTCGGGAGGATGAATCCCCCAAAATTTCCATTTCATTTGGCCTTTACTTACTCTCCATGCTATTTTTCTTTTCTTGAATTTCAGCACGTCGGATCTTTACTAATTTGCCGATCTCGCCCAAGTGCTTACGAGCTCTTGTTGCTGAAGCCTTAATACCTTTCTGTTCGAACTTAGCCTCTTCCATTAAGTAGTTGCTATAGTGATTCATAATCTCGCGATGAGTTTCTGTTTCGTCTTCTGACATTATTTCTTCTCCAGCTTTGTTATTCTTTTTTCTAGTTTACGGATTTTATCATCAAGCTCAGTTGCACCACCAGGAGCAACAGGCGGATGAGTCCACTCTTCTAACCTTCTGAGTCTTTCGTTGACATTTAGACCAAGTTTCCAATCCCATGAGGGGTCGAACATACCCATGATTAATACTTTAGCTCTTGCTATTCTTTCCTTGATGTTCATAATTACTCGCTGTATATTGACAATAATAATTTGTACCGTGATCGTACAGTCCATCAAAGACTTGACCCTTTTTAAGAGCTGTCCATTTGCCCTTCAATTTATCCAGCCGATCTTCCCAGAAGGTAAACTTTCTTAAGATGCCAGAGTAATTAAAGTACATACATTCACCGTGGTGTCGGTAACCCATCCACATGAAAGGAACTGTAGGAACGATGTCGTTGTTGTTAACAAACCTATAATGGGTCAGGTCTTTAATTGCGTTGACAAATTTCTTATTGCCAACACGGGGTGAACCAAATGTATAGAGAGAATGTACTCTGTCTTTTAATCTGGAAGCTGCCAGTGTGGCCATTGCCCCACCGAGCGAATGGCCACACATGGTCAACTTTTTAGAGGCGTGAGTTTTTGAAGAAACTGTTTTAAGAATACTTCCCCAAATCTTATCCACCTCGGTTTGGAAGCCATCGTGAACAAGTCCCCCAACTTCTCCACGATCCGGCCAGGCATTAAGATCTGCTTTGAGATCACTAATTTCTGTTGGCTCGGTGCCCCTAAAGCAAAGAACAATATATTCTTTGTTCCAAACTGCATAGGCTTGAGCTCCATCCTTTTCGAAAAATTTCGATCCGGTGAAACCTTCTGCCTTATAGATTGGTTTTGCTACATCGGGATCTTCATATGCTGCCGCGGCTAATTTTGCATGTAATTGTCCCAACCAACTGGTAACTACATGTTTTTCGTATTGTCTCGCAGCTTCATTCAGCATATAAACCCCCCTTATTATTTGAATTTTAATTATTTATATAAATAAATTCACTCGAGGCAGTCGCAGCCTCGCTACAGGGTGTGGCCCCAGCCCTGCTACCGAACCGGGGCACTAATAATAATGAGAGGGAATATGGCTACCAGTCTAAAACAATTAACCCAGAAACACCACGATATGGCCGAACAATCAAGGTTCGCCGGTATGTTGATTAGTGGAGATATTACTCCTGTCGCATATCAATATTATTTAAAATCACAATATGAAATTTACCGGGCACTTGAGGAACGTGTACATCTAGCACAAGAACTCACCGGTGTCTTTAGGGCAGACAAGATCCTGGCCGATTTGTGTGAATTAGAAGAGTCCTACAACTTAACATGGATTTCTGAAAACCTAAGATCTGTTGATGACTACATCGATCATATTTTAAGCCTAGAAGATAACGACGATCTAATGGCCCACCTTTATGTAAGACATTTCGGCGATATGCACGGTGGTCAGATTATTAAAAAGAGAGTACCAGGCTCGGGTTCAATGTATGAATTTGAGAATAGACGAGAATTGATTTCTGGTATTCGAGAATTGTTGTACGATGATATGGTCGATGAGGCAATTATTTGCTTTGAATACGCAACAAAATTATTTGGGGAATTAGATACAATTTTCTCAACAACTGATTAACCACAGGATACATTATGGATACACCATTACTGAATAGACTGCGAGAGCTGTCGGCCGATATTATTAAACTATTCGACAATCATTTAGAATCATTTGATAACGAAAAGCATGTCAATGAGTTTGAAGGTTGGACAGATCTCTTTTGGCGATCTGATTCCATTCGTAAGGCACACCTAAAAATAATTGAGCCATTGCCAGGCAAGCCAAAACTCTGGTTGATACACATTAATGTCTTCCCAGATGCCTCATTACATTACCCTATCTTGGGGCTCGATGTTGTTGCAGGTCCGAATAAAATCAGTGGTTCTTTTTTTGATTTCTCTCCCGTGTCTCACGATACGCACCCCATTGTTACCACATTTGGTCTTGCCACCAGAGATTTGGTATGGAAGAAAGAACGAGAGCTACCCGATTGGGCCAAAGAGATATTTTCACCTCATATGGTTGCAGCAGGAAATATTCGTGAGGGTGAAGAAACAGAGCAGTTTTGTGAGCATGCATTAAAATTGATTTCTTACTATCTTTCAGAAGTCCAACATGGGGCTCTTTGGAAGAATGGTGTTGATCATTTGGATTGGCATAATAATTACTGTGTTAATCAGAAAAAGAATAAGCAGCTCTGGAACTCACTTAGGGCAATGAACCTAGACGAAGGTAAGATAGAGCAATATGTCAATGATGTATTGTTTGAGGAGATCGATCCTTAACACATTCCGCTATGTAATATATTGTATGACAAAAATAAATGGAAGAAATAACGCATTCTGACGATCTAGCTGTATATATATTATCGTAAAATGAAAGATTGTTACAAAAGGTAACAATAAACTATCTTTTACACCTTAAATCCCCCAAATGAAAGGAGTTTTTCTGAGATGAAAAATTTGATTATAGCGAACCACCGAATGGAGCAGGAGGGTCATGAACAACCTTCTGTCTAACTTCCGCAACAATGGTAAATTATGTTTGTTCTGTGATGCAGTGTACCTCACAACAGCAGTAACCTTGCCTATAGCCCTACCCTTTATTATCATAGCAATGACAGTGTCACAATGATGAAAAAGCCCACGGATTCCAAAAAAGAAGATCGTATTGCTATCATAGCATTGTCTGTGATACTTATACTGTCGATCGCTGGTGGCTTGATGCCCCTTATAAGCCCCGCAAGTTATCAGATCCACCCGGAGTTGATGATGTACTCGATCCCGGTACCGATGTTGTAAATAACCCTTGACATAGTGGTAGCACTTTGATATAATGACGGTCTGAATGTGAGAATGTTCAGGCCGTTTTTTTTATTTGCGAAATTGGTTGACATTGTATGCATATCCTGATATAATGTACTCTTCAAAAATCAAGGAGGTATTAATGTCGGTTGTGAAAATGACCCCCGAAAAGATCCACCATGACATCTCAAACATGATTGCGCGCGGTGTTCCATACATCGATGCTCTCGTCCATTACGCCGAGAAAAACAATCTTGAGATCGAATCTATCGCTGACATCGTTAAGAAGTCTTCGATATTGAAAGAAAAAGTAAGAACTGAAGCTGTTGATTTGAGAATGGTAAAACAAGATGAGCCTAACATCACCGACCTATGTGAATGAAACCTCATTTGAGGCCTACGTCAAATATCTTGCTTTAAAGAAGCATTTTACAACTGACGGTTACGATTTTCATAAATACAATGGTAAAGTTAGGGCTTCAATGGATTCATTTAGAGCCCGAAACGATGCATTCTTCTTTGCCAAACTGGCACAAAAAGAGGATTACATCAACAGAATTATGTCCAATATGTTGGTAAAACCCAACTGCTGGATAAAGGATATACTTGAACACGAAGGTGAACAAGTCTATGTAGATTGGAAACGAAAACAAGAGTCACTCTCTTACATTTTCAAGTCTGATCTGAAACAGCTTGATGAAAATTATCAAGCTAATTTTGTATCACGCGATGGTCAACATCCAATTTTGATGACGACATATCTGCGGAAACAGATCTCAATAGAGACATTTACTCTATTAGTCCATTTCGCAAATATTTTTGATTATTGGGACAAAAAATTGGTTGACAAAATAGTTTCGCGTGATATAATAAGAACTGCTAGAAAGTATAAACCCTTTCTGGCTATTGATGAAAAGAAGTTCAAAGACATTGTCCGCGAACACTTTATTTGATATGAAATATATCGCATATAACGCTATACAAAGGAGAAACACAATATGGCACCTACAGACTTCGCTGCACTTAAGAAAAATCGAAGCAAATCCCTCGACAAGCTCAATCAACAGCTTGACAAAATCCAAACAAAAAGCTATTCAGATCCTAATGAAGGTAAATTCTGGAAACCCGTACGTGACAAGGCTGGCAATGGTTTCGCAATCATTCGTTTCTTGCCTGCACCAAACGGTGAAGAAATGCCATTCGTTCGTATCTGGGATCATGGCTTCCAAGGACCTACCGGCCTTTGGTACATCGAAAACTCACTGACCACTCTTGGCAATGATGACCCTGTTTCTGAGTTTAACTCTAAGCTCTGGAACACTGGTATTGATGCCGACAAAGAGCAGGCTCGAAAGCAGAAACGTCGACTCAAGTATGTTTCTAATATCTACGTTGTGAAGGATTCTGCAAATCCCGAAAACGAAGGTAAGGTATTCATGTATCAGTTCGGTAAAAAGATCTTTGATAAGTTGAATGACTTGATGAATCCTAGCTTTGAAGATGAGGATCCAGTAAACCCATTCGATCTTTGGGAAGGTGCAAACTTCCGTCTGAAGATTCGACAGTTTGAAGGATACCCCAACTACGATAAGTCAGAGTTCGATGCGCCGACTCCACTCTTTGATGATGATTCAGAGATGGAAGCGGTATGGACACAAGAACACTCGCTTGACGAGGTGATTGATCCTAAGAACTTCAAGTCTTACACCGAGTTGAAGACTAAGCTCTATCGGGTACTTGATATTACTGCAGATGCACCGGTTGCACCTTCCCCTATGGAAGACACGACTGATGACTTAGATCTTGGTAACATGGCTTCGGCCGAACCCGAGACTCCGGTTGCAGAATCTCCAATGGCATCTAGTGTTGTAGAAGATGACGATGACGACGATCTATCAATTTTTAAAGAACTTGCTAGAAGTTAATTAAGGTCATTGGGGCATGTGAGATTCAAAAGCGCTCGGTTGAACATCGTCCGTACAGCGCGCCTCACCTCTGCCCCACTCTTCTATTACGGAGATCCATATGGATAAACAAGAAACTATACTCGATTTTGATTTTGGCTTTACTGCGGTAAATGCTGATGAGCTTGATGTAGTAAGAGAGGCAAAGCAGGTGGCCGAGACCACTTCCGCAACTGCTGAATCTAATGCTGCTAAGGCTCAACTCATCTATGATGCAGTCGTACCGCTACTCAATAATCTCAAAGCGAATCCAGAAAAAGATTACATCTATTGGCCGGATCGTTATGATAAACTTGATGCGTTTGCTGATAAGCTATATCAGATCTTGAAAGGAGATTAATTATGAGTTTGCTTGATAAAATGTTAAAGGCCGGTTCGGTCAAGGGCTCTTCGGTCCTGTCAAAATCTTCCTTCTTCGGTGAGAAAGATCCCATTCAAACTGAACTTCCAATCGTGAATATTGCTTTCAGTGGTTCACTTCATGGTGGTCTGATCCCTGGTCTGACTGTTATTGCTGGTGAATCAAAAAGTTTCAAGACTCTCTTGTCACTTTATTGTATGAAAGCATATCTGAAGAAGTACAAAGACAGTATTGCAATGCTGTATGATTCGGAATACGGTATCACGCCTGAATATCTTGAAGGCATTGGTATCGATACCGATCGTGTATTGCACATACCGATTGAAGATGTCGAACAGCTCAAGTTTGACCTCACCAAACGATTGAATGAAATCGACAAAGGTGATAAAGTTTTTATTATGATAGACTCTGTTGGTAACTTGGCTTCTCGTAAAGAGGTAGAAGATGCCGAGAATGAGAAATCTGTTGCTGACATGTCACGTGCTAAACAATTGAAATCACTCTTCCGCATTGTAACTCCCAAGGTCACAGGCAAAGATATTCCATTGGTCGCAATCAATCATACCTACAAGGAGATTGGTCTGTTCCCTAAGAATATTGTATCCGGTGGTACTGGTATTTACTATTCAGCCAATCAGATCTTTATTATCTCTAAGGCACAAGAGAAAGATGGTACTGATCTTGCAGGCTTTAAATTCACAATCAACATTGAAAAATCTCGTTATGTAAAAGAGAAATCAAAACTTCCATTTAAAGTATTATATGACTCGGGTATTCAGAAATGGTCTTCCCTTTTTGAACTCGCACTTGAATCAGGGCACTTGACAAAGGCCAATCAAGGATGGTATAATATAGTTAACATGGATACTGGCGAGATTATCGAACCTAAGAGACGCTCTAAAGACATTGAACAGGACGATGAGTTCTTTGAAGGTCTTGTTGCTGATCCTCGGTTCAATAATTATATTGAAAGTAAATTTAAACTGCTAATGGCTGATGAGGTTAAGGATGCTAGAGAAGACGATACTGTCGAATTTGATACTTAATGATGAGTACTACCGAAAGGTATACCCCTATATTAAGGAAGAATATTTCGACGAAAACGCACTTCAAAAGGTCTTTTCAACGTTTGTAGATTATGTTGAGCAATACAGAGAGCCTCCTTCAACGGAGGCTCTCAAACTCACCATCGACAAACGCAAAGATCTAAACGAAGAAACATATTCCCAGGTGATGGGCATTGTTGACGAATTACAAGTCGACAAAGATACGAGTCAAGAATTTTTGATCACGGAGACTGAGAAGTTCTGCCAAGACAAAGATTTGTATAACTCAATCCGTAAGGCTATTCTAATCTTAGATGGCCAAGACAAAGACACTGACAAAGGCTCGATACCAAAAATCTTATCTGATTCGCTCGGAATCAACTTTGACTCGAGTGTCGGTCACGACTTCTTAGAACAATTCGAAGATCGTTATGACTATTATCACAGAAAAGAGGAAAGAATTCCTTTTGATATTGATATTCTGAACAAGATCACCAAGGGTGGTCTGCCTCGCAAATCAATGACTGTATTACTTGCCACGACTGGTGGTGGTAAATCTTTATTGAAATGTCACTTCGCTGCTAATCATTTGATGTATGGTAAGAATGTATTATATGTCACCATGGAAATGGCTGAAGAAGAAATCGGTCGGCGTATTGATGCCAATATTATGGACATCACGCTAGATGAACTCACTGAATGCCCACGAGATGTTTATGAGAAACGAATGGGTAGATACAAGACCAAGACTCCTGGCAAACTTGTGATTAAAGAGTACCCCACCGGATCGGCTCACGCTGGTCACATGCGGCACTTACTGAATGAATTGAGAATGAAAAAAGGCTTCGTACCTGACGTTGTATTTGTTGATTATCTAAATATTTGTGCATCTTCCAGAGTTCGTGGGGCTGCGGCAGCAAATTCATATACACTTGTCAAATCAATTGCTGAGGAAATACGTGGACTTGCAATGGAATTCAATTGTGCGATTGTCACTTCTTCTCAGTTTAATCGCGATGGCTATGGTAATTCAGACGTGGATCTTACAAACACTTCCGAGTCAATGGGTATTACTCATACAGCAGATTGCATCCTCGGCATTGTTACTTCCGAACATTTAGATGAACTTGGGCAGGTGATGCTCAAACAGCTGAAGAATCGATGGGGTGACCTTGGATATTATCGACGATTCCTTGTCGGTATTGATCGTGCCAAAATGAAGATCTACGATCTTGAAGAAAGTGCACAGCAGAACATCAATTTAGATGGTGGCAATAAT